GATCTTCGGTCACTACAGACAAGGACGGTGAAATAGATTCAATCCTTGCAGAGTCAAGGCATATTAGCGGGGACTTGGTCATTGTTAGTGGAGATACAGCTGCGATAAAAGCAAAGACGGATAACCTGCCGGAAGGAATAAAAAAGAATACTGCATATAGCAATTTCCAATTTTTTATGAGAGATACCTCTGACCATGTAAGTGCAAAAACCGGTTTATCTGTTTCTTCAAATCGTAGTATTGATGGCGGAGCTTTTGCCTCAACTGCAAATTCTCCATCAGAAATAAGTAACGGGTTTTATAAGATTGATTTAGACGCTGCTGATTTAAATGGTGATACAATATCATTTAGATTTAGTGCAACCGGTGCGGATGATACCGCAATTACCATAATTACTAACGTGTAAGCATGATATTAGATTGGGTAAGTGTTAAATATAGGCAAACAAGTGAGTATATAACATCGCAAGATTATATATTTTCCATAACTCACTCGCCTCAAACAGTATTTACGGAGAGCATCCGCAAGCTGTACCGGTCACAAGGTAGAATTAAAATATTTACAAGTGAGCCAAGGCCATGAGCATATTAGATAATTTCAGGAAACAGCCAAACGAAATATTAAGGATCGGCAACGATTTTACTAAGGAATTTGCCAGTGGTGATTCGATTGCAAGTGCTACTTATACAGTTAAAAGCGGTGATACAGATGTTACAATGGCATTAACGGTAGCGGGAAGCGGCAAAATCAGTGATCAAAACTTTGATGGTGTTAATGACACGGCCTCTGTTCAGATAATCAGCGGAGACAGTGGATTCACCTATGGTTTGTCAATATTAGCCACGACTTTGAGTGGTGATGTGATCGAGAAAGATATAAATATATTTGTGAAGTCTGTAAATTAGGCTTGACAAATTAGAATAGTTTGCTTTACTTTTTAATTGAAGCGTATCAGACATTTAAAGGAAAATAGATTATGCCTTTACCAATACCAAATACAAGTGAGACGCGAGAACATTTCATTACGAGGTGTATGCTCGACTTAAAAGGAGAGTTTCCGGATAACGATCAGCGTATGGGCATTTGCAATACACAGGCGGAAAAACGACAAAACAAATTGTTATTTCAAAATATATCTGGTGTCGAAGTATTCAAAGAAGGCACTCACAATCGAGACAAATTTACAGCACAAGATATTGAGGACTTTGTCGTCAATTTCAATCTTCTAAAAAACAAGCTTATACCGAAAGTAAAAATCACGCACAGGAAAGACCAGAAAGCGCTTGCGGGGTTAGCCAGTTACGGAGATGTTAAGAATGTATTCACTAAGACTGTTGGGGGTATTAAACGCCTTTTTGTTGATTTGATTGATGTGCCTGACCAGGTGGCCCAATGGATTAAGGATAAAAGGTTTTCAGAGCGCAGTATTGAAATATTCAGAAATATAAGTATCGATGGCAAGAAGTTTAAAAATGTGATGGTTAAGGTTGCGCTCTTGGGCCATGAAATACCAGCCGTGGCCGGGATGAAGCCTATAGAATTATCACTCGAAATAGACAGTGGAATTGATGTTAATAATCATTTAACCTTAATCGGTGATGAAACGGCAATATATTACACATACGAACCAGAAGACAAAGATATTATTTGTACTTTTTCAGTCTCAGATAGAGGAGATACCAACCTTATGGATCCATTAGAAATTCTCAAGCAGCAGTTTAAAGAAATGAACGAGAGCTTAGATGCTCTGAAATCTAATATAACAGACGAAAAATCAAAGGCGGAATATGAGGCTTTTTCCTTAACTGTCTCTACTTTCAAGTCAAATCTTGACGCATTGGAAAAGTCTTCCGGCGATGACATGAGTAAGATCACCACGGAACTTGAGGCAAACAAAAAAGAATTGAATACGTATAAACAAAAGGACGTAGAGAACAAAGAAACTCTGCGCAAGCAGGATATAGACACATTCGTATCAGAGATGAAGGAAAAGGGCTCGGTTATACCAGCCTTTGAATCCGATTTGAAAACTCTGCTATACAGTCTTGACAACAGTGAAAAAACACTGGACTATAAAATCAAGACACAGAAGGATGGTGATGTTGACACCAAGATTTCAACACTTGAGTATGCTATGAAGTTGTTTAGTAAAATAGGCAAGATAGTCGAATATTCAGAAATAGCACCTTCGGAAGATCCAAACATGAAAGACAAAAACAAAAAGGTAAGCGAAGATGACAAGCAGGTAACAATCGGAACGGAAACGTTTGCGGTTGATGGTGTCGAGGATGACATTGAAATCAAAGAATATGCAAGGAAAAATGAATGCTCTTATGAGGATGCGGCATACGCAGTCCTTGACGCAAAAGAAAAAGAAAAACAGTCCTAAAAAGGAAAAACTATAAAATATGTCACAAAGTTTAAATGAGTCCGGTATTCACGATATCTCCGTGCGTACCAATGGGGCTATAACACAATATATGGCGGTGGTTCTCAATTCAGTAGAGAACGGAGACCACATTGTGGCACTTCCGAGTGCGCAGGCAGATGTTTGTCACGGTATCGCTCAAGAAGGATCAACGGCGAGTGGAGATAGAATTACCGTTAGACAGGCAGGGGAATCTTATGTAATAGCAGATTCCGCAGGCACTGTTGGCCGTCCAGTATTCATTGGGGCTGGCGCAACAGGTCACGTAGATGACACCAGTTCTGATAATTGGGCGTCTGGTGATGGCTTAGTAGGTTACTACAACGAGGCGCCGACCGCAAGTGGTGACAAGGTTGTAGCAAGGTTAGATTTATCCGAATTAATGCCTTAATTTAAAGGGAGATAGATAATAATGGGAAGTCCTCAACATTCAGATATTCATGTTGACAAACCACTATCAAATCTGTCTATAGTTTTAACAAACCCTGCTTTTAAGGCGTTAGAGCTATATCCAGAGTTTTTTGTCAAGAATGAATCAGATAAATATTATGTATACAAAAACCGAGAAGGTTTAAGCAGGTTAAATGTAAAGCGTGCGGACGGTACGGAATCAAATACATTCGATTTCAAGCCGACCACAGAATCATATATTTGCCAGGAGCAGGCACTGCACAAAATCCTTACAGACAGGAAGATGAACAATGCAGATTCTCCGACAAGGTTAAGAGCAAATGCAGTGCGGCTAATTCAGTCATTCATCGACCTTGATCATGAGTTTGATGTTATGGATGAAGTTTCATCATTGGCAGGCCTTACGGGAAGTACTCCTGCAGTAAAATGGAACGCTGGTTCCGGTACCATTAACATTGAAGGTGATTTGGATACGGCAAAACAGAGCATCCTTGATGAAAGTGGAGCAGTTGCCAACAAGGTTCTTTTTAATGACCAGATTAAGGATGTTGTTAAGAAGGATTCTACTCTGAGGAACTTAATTCGATATACTATTCAGGGTGATGGCGGCCAGAGGTTGCTTGTTGATGGTGAATTGCCACCGGTTATGTTCAATCTTAAGATCGTGGTTGCTGCTTCCAGGTATAACACGGCACAGCTTGGACAGACACCAAGCATATCAAGGATCTGGGATTCAAGGGCGATTGTTGGCTTTGTTGATCCGAGTCCTGGTGAAGAATCAAGAACACTTGGCCTCACGTTTACAGTTCGCGGCGCGGGTGTCGGTTCTGGCACGGTTAAGACTTGGAGAGACAATCCGAAGTCTGGTACTGTTTATGAAATCAGTAAGATTCGTGTTGCAAAAACTGTTGCGAGTGGTTGTGGTTATAACTTGCATAGTGTTTTAACCGGTTAAGATAACGGGTTCATTATAATAAGCTTTATAATTTATATCTGAGAGAGATATGATAATGTTTCAAAAACCAATCTATATCCAAAAAAAGGCAGTGTGTTTCTTACGGTCACTACATGATTGTACGGGGCCTCTGCCTTTTTTCATTTAAAGTAAAATTATGGCAAATATTATAACGAGCAAAACAAAGAGACTACATAGACGCAGAGACTCAGTAGGCACCAAGAGCATTAGTTCCTACGGATTTAAAGTCCAGAATGAGGAGGTTAGGAAGTGTGGCCAGGGGTTGCATATGGAGTACCTTCATGAAAAGCGTGTTTTAGAGCTGCACGAAAAAGGTTTTAATGAGGATGCAATTTCAGGTATGATCTATGGCGAGAAAGACAAAGGCCAAAAAGGTGAAATTGGCAAAATCATAAGAACCCAAAAGGGTAAAGTTAAACTTGACGGGAATATTTAAAAGGAGATTGTAGTTTGGAAAACGAAACCCCAGAGAATGGAGAAGAAGTTCAGCCGTTTGAAGATGAACTTGAAAAAGAGTCAAAGCCTATTCACATGGTTGCAGAGGAATCCACGGAAGACTCTCATGGTAAAGTAGAGGCAGGAGAACAAGAACCGGCTGTAGAGGACATGTGGCCTTCCATGCCACAATCTGCGAATGCACCGGCTTTAGGCAGTGTTAATCAATTGCAAACGAAGTTGGTTGAGCTTGGTGGCGATCATGGCCATGAGTTTTATGTATGTGGCGGTTGTGGAGGCGTGTTCATCGATTTGAAACCTACACAGTGTGTATGTGGCAATATAGTTGATACAGCTTTCTATAAATATGAATAGGCAAATATCATGAAATCAAAAGGAAATAGTAAACGCAAGATATCCAAAGAGGCTGAGACTCTTGAACCATTGCCATTAAAGGTGATTTCACTAGAGGATTTACGAGTATCTTTTCCGGAAAATGAAAAGCAAAGAAACGAAAACGATTATATCCGTGGTAGTTGGGGTGAGTATCCGCTTAAACAGATAAATGGTGCGAGTGTACCGCATTTTAATAATGTTGAAGAATGGCTTAATGCATGTAAGGCTATCGGAGGAGAAAATAATGAATTGTTTTGTATCTGTGAAAGTTGTGGCGGTGTATGGGTTGGCGTTTACCCAACTATTTGCGCTAATTGCGACAACTGGGATATCGAGGCATTCAAAGAAATAACAGGACAAATGAGAGACAGTCTTGAGCGTGGTGTATCTTTAAAACAAGTAATGACTTATTCTTATTCATAGGGAGAATAAATGGCAGCAGCTACAGCTTATGGAAGTGCGGAAAATATAAGGAATTACCATTTAAGCGGTGGTGTGTTAGAAGGTAGGGATATGTTTGTTAGCGAAGATTTGGTTTCAGAAGCAATGATCACACAGGGTCGTAAGTTTGCATTTAATCTTATAAATAGTCTATTGAGAGGCAAGTATACAGTGCCGTTTGATACGGCTGATGTAGATCCAATAATTGATGAAGATAGTGATACAATTGCATCATGGTGGATTGAAAACAAGAGATTAAAGCGGTTGCAAAGCGTTGCAGAGAATCCGCTTAATACCGAGTATGCAGAAGCAAAAGAACGGCTTGAGAAAATAGGCGAGTCCGGACAGGGCCTGAGTACTGCGGTAACAACTTCTTCCGGATACTTTACTCATAATGGTTTTACTCCAGTATTTGATGTAGATGGTGAATTTGACCAAGTGCTTGATGAAGACTTGGAAAACCAGATTGCAAGTGACAGAGCATAAATATGATTGACATAGACTTTTCAACCACTATCCGGCAATTTAGCAAAAAACTTGGTGATGACTTCAAGAAATTGGAGAATACGCAAGTGCCGTTAAAGCGATCTGGGTTGTTTATGTTAAAAAGCACAGATGATAATTTCAGGAAGGAAAGCACACCTGATGGGGTTAAATGGGCACCATTAAGGCCGGCAACTATTGCACAAAGGAGAAAAGGCACTCGGACGGTTGGAGGCCGCATTGCTGGAGATATGATATTGCAGGACACCGGGGATTTGAAGAAGTCTGTCGAAACAATACACTCGCTTACTAAAACGGTAATGAGTATTCGCGCCAGGCGTAAGTCCGGAGCGGATGACATCGCTGCAAAGCATCAATTTGGTGAAGGCCGGGTACCTCAACGTGAATACCTCGGATTTAGCAATGAAGACATTGATGCGAATGTTGAAATATTTGCAGACTGGGTTATGGAGGTATTGGATCAGTGAAGGAAACATTAAAAAGGCTTAAGGCGTTATTAATGCTAGATCTTACTGGCTCCGCCACAATAGAGATAATGCCGGTTGATTTAGCAAAAGCAGTTGGGATTGAGATTCCAGTAGAAAAATTGCCTTTTATTGCCATCGCTCCTAAAAACACAGGCAGAGAAGTTGAAACCACATTACAAATTAGGCCAAATCATGAAATACAAATTACTATACTTGCCGTATACCCTAATATGGAAGAAGCAATTATAGGTGGCGGAAATAACAAAGGGATTGTCCAGCAAGTTCAAGATGTTATTGATGTGATTGAATTCAACACACTTGATGGATATCTTGTAAAGGGCGCTATCGTTATTACAGAGATTGCATATGAGACATTGCCGAGGGAGCCGGATTATTTCCAGATTGCAATTTTAACGGCTGAGATTGAAGGGAATTTGGAGAAAAAAGCATAATGGATGAAGAAACACAAGTAGGCATAGTTCAAATTGAATTTATTAATATGTTGACGTGCCTATTGGCTGCAAAATTTCTTAACAAATCGGAAGTTGAAGATGCAGTATTGGCGACTACTGATCGTTGCAATAAGCGTGGTTTGAGTCCCACGGTTATTTATGAAACGCTTAATGAAACGAAAAAGGAAATTGATACGATTAAGGAAATGATAACATAATGGCAAATATATTAGTAATAGGCGAGAACCCGAGATTGCAAACTGGCCAAGGGCGTATAGGTCATGATGTGGCAATGGCGTTGTATAAAGCTGGGCATGGAGTGTTTTATAATGCTTGGTGTCCTTCTGAGGTAAACAGAAATAAAAAACTGCCGTTCAATGTGATTTATGCAGTAGAAGATTACGGATCTGCAATGTTTGGTGATCTGATCAGAGAAAATCGTCCGGATATTGTGTTGACAATTGGTGATATATGGAACTTTGCTTATATCGGACAGTCACCAGTAAGAGGATTGTTCAAGTGGGTTTCATATTGTGCGGTTGATGGCACTGGATACGGTGGAGGCATGCCAAAGCACCATGCGACTCACTTAGGCCATGCAGACCATATAATAACATATTGTGAGTATGGAAGACGGGCTGTTATCCATACTATTCCAGAAGTGACAAACAGGATTGAGCGGATATATCACGGAATTAACGAGAAAGTTTTTCATCCAATTTCAAAAGAAGAAAGAACGAAGCTCAGGCAGGAATTAAATATTCCACCAGATAAATTTCTATGCCTTTACACAGGAAGAACACATTTCAGGAAGAGCTTGGCCGATGTAATGAAGGCATACAAGATTTTAATGGATTGTGGGCATGACAAAGACTATGGATTATGGATAAATTCAAACTTTGCGGATCCACAGGGTTATAATATTAATATGTTAATCGCAGAGTTTGGGTTACAAAATAAAGTTTATACCTTTAAACAAATGTCCGAGGCAAGTACACCGTTATTAATGATGACAGAAAAGGAATACAATCTTTTGTTCGGAATTGCTGATTGCCTGATAAACGTAGCCGGGGAAGGATTCGGGTATAATGTTGCTGAGGCTATGATGGCTAAATTGCCGGTTATTACCATTGACAATGCAGCAACCGGAGAGCTTGCTGGGAATGGCAGAGGTATTAAGGTGAAACCAACGGCATATATAACGGGAATGGAATTAACAGAAAGGCCATTGGCGAATCCAAAGGACATTGCCAAGGCTATTATAGAAATGAAGTCTATGAAGGCAGAAAAGCGGAACGCAATGGTTGATAAAGCTTACGATTGGGCTAAAGAGAATTTGTCTCAAGGGGTTATTGATATGCAGTGGAAAAAGGTTATAGATAAAATCGAGCATCCTTTAAAATATAACGTTGTAATGGAGATGGTGTGATGCCTTTTATGAATGCCTTTGTCAAGGTTATTTGTCCTGAGTGTAAAGTTGAATTAGAGCAAGATTGCCATGAAAAGACTGTATTTTGCATAACACTTAACTGCACGAATTATGGTATTGAATTTGAAATACCTACAATAAAATTAAAGAAAAAGGATTAATATGACATATGCTTTAAACTGGTACGGAGCCGCACAAGGGCAATCTGGATACGAACTGATCACGCGTGGTCTCTTAGAAGCGTTGGATAAACTTGGAGTCAAGGTATCATTCCGGAATATACAGGGATGGAACAGGGAGATTGTGAATTTGCCAACAGACAAAACAAGCAGGCTTAAAAGAATGGCCGATACTCCCTTTATCAAAGATGCTCCGGTTGTTGTTATGCAGAAGTGGCAAGACGACATTCCGCAAGATATTGATTTAAAAAAGGCATATATTTACAGTCTGTTTGAAACTGATAAAGTTCCGTCAGAATGGCTTCCTTATTTCGAGCGTGTCAAAAAGGTATTTACGTTCAGTGAATTCAACAGAGCCCATTGGTCAAAGACTTTGGATAATGTTGCCAGTCTTGGTTTCGGCATTGAAGATTCATTCCGGTATTGTGAGGAACCAGCAAACATATTAAACAAAAAGGGGTATACATTCTTGAGTGTTGGCGACTTCACAGAGCGTAAGGGCTTTGACATCTTACTTGATGCCTATTGTGAGGAATTTGGCCCGGAAGAAGATGTGACACTGATTCTCAAGACACATAGGGGTGGGTTCACAGCAATGCATCGATATCAATTGTCATATTTGATAGAGGATATGATTAAAAAGCATGGTAGACACCCAAGGATCTTATTAAATACAGACAAGTTGTATTATGACGACTTGCCAAGGCTATACAATGCGTGTGATTGCTTCGTTCTGGCGACCAGAGGCGAGGGACTTGGCTTGCCAGTGGCAGAAGCCATGTCCAGAGGACTACCGGTAATTGTAACGGCTCAGGGCGGGTATATGGACTTTGTGCAGGACGGAGTTAATGGCCTTACTGTTAAGTGCCTGGAAAAAACTATAGACTGCGTTGAATACATAAAGAAATGTCCACAGGCGTTAAATCATAAGTGGCTTATTCCGGATAAAGAAGATTTGAAAGCAAAAATGAGAGCGTTGGCCAGTAAACCGGTTCATGGATGTACTTTGGGAGATGCTGGCCGTGCAGACATGTTTGATATGCAGTGGAATGATGTGGCAATTCAGTTGTTGAAGGAGATATTTAATTAAACATAAATATCCTGATGGATGTAAAAGTGTTGATGATGTTTCTCGCTATCTCGATATACAGGCAATGGAATCAGGATATTACAAGGATATTGTAAATAACTTTGACAAATGGGATAAGCAGAGGATTAAAGATCATTATTTGTTGACTGATAATGGAGATACCGGAACAATATTTAAATGGATGTACGATTCCGTGTTAAAAGATAGTAAAAGCATTATTGATATGGGTTGTGGAAATGGGTTATTTGCTTTGTCATACGCATTGAATAATGATTGTCGGGTTTCTGCCATAGACGGATCAAGAATTTTCATAAAACTCGCTAGAGATTTGCAAGAGAGGAATAATATATCAAATGTTTATTTTGAGCAGTCATTGTCTGAAGAATTAACAGGAATTTGCAAGTATGTAAAAACCCCTTTCGATGCTGCCTTTTCCCAGCATTCATTAGAACATTTTACATGCCCCGGAAAAGCATTGAGAGAACAAAAGGGAGTGGCCAAGGTAGTATGTGGCATTCTACCAAGCGGAATGGCAAATGACAATCCGGAGCATTTATGGCATTGGAATATTGGAGACTTCATTGCTTTTTTGACCGATATATTCAAGAAATTTGAAGTTAAGGTACGCGGAGATTTGATTGGTTATATTATTTGGGAGTGAAGCATACTTGTATAGTCAGACGCGGAGATATAACATTAACAATGGACTTATCGTTTATAGACAATTCATTAAAAATAGAGGACGTACACATTGAATCTAAAGGAATATTTAACAAAGGCAATGGCTTTCCCAGCGGAGATACATTTAGAGAGCCATTCCGGGTGTAATGCCCGTTGCACTATGTGTCCGCGTGGTGGCATGACACGCTATCAAGGAGAAATGCCGAGTGATATATTCCAGAAAGCGGTTGTTGAATGCAAGGATTATCATATGGAATACATCCACTTTCATCTAAATGGTGAGCCGTTATTGATGGATATTGATAAGCTGGTTTCAAGAATTAAATATACTAAGGAAATTAATCCAGATAAGAAGTTGGTATTCTTCACAAATGGAAGCCTCTTGGATAAGCAAAAAATTGTAAAAATATTAGAATCAGGACTTGATATAATTGTAATCAGTATTGATGGTGGGAATGCAGAGGATTATGAAAAAATCCGTGTTGGGTTGAAATTTGATATAGTCGTTGAGAATGTAAGAAATCTTGTTAAGATTCGAAATGCTGGCAGTGTCAACATGAAGATTCAAACGGCTATTGTGCCACAACAAGCCAACAAAAAATCACTGGATGCATATCATAAGCTTTTTCAGGATATGGGCGTTGATGATGTTGGTGGTTCCGGGGTGCAGAACATTGGTGGATTGATTGATTCTGACAGCAAGATTATTAAAGAATCTCAATATATGGCAGGGGATATTAATGTTCCTTGCTGGCGGATATTCCTTGATTTAAGTATTATGGCAGATGGGCGTGCCGTTGTTTGCTGCCAAGATGTTCGAGGTACCGTTGTGATAGGTGATTTAAAATATCAAACACTTAAAGAGATATGGCATGGCAAGCCGATGATGGATATCCGGAAAGCATTTATTGAAGGCAAAAAGAAAGAATTGTCTTATTGTGGTGAGTGTGATTATATGAGGTCTGCTGGGATAGATGCTGCGTGGTGGAAATCTGGAGAAGAATTTAAAAATACATACGATGAGGTATGTGAGGAATTGGGGATTAATTAGATGAAAAATCAAGAAATTAAATCAATACAAAAATCGGCAAGGAACCATGAGAGGTCAGTGTGGGTAAACAGGATCAATGCCAAAATAGATAAATCAAAAGATTCGTGCTCGTCTAATCACCAAGTATTACATAATATAGCTTACTGCATACAATATAATAAAAAAATAGTATGAAAACAACAAATATTGACGGTTTAGATATTTCCCGGTTATGCCTCGGCGGTGGGAAATTTGAGCACCTACCGACAGCACTAGCATACCCATTAATTGAGAGGGCATTGGCTCTTGGAATAAATCTATTCGATAGCCATCATCGATATGGAATCAGTGAAGCAATACTCGGAAATTATTGTGAGAATCCGACCGTTAAGATAATGACTAAGGTTTCAGCTTATAAATATAATGAAAATTTAATGTTGGTCAAAAACAGCTTGCAAACATTACAGCGCATACCAGATATAATGTGGATATCCGACCTGGACGATAAACAATTATACAATACCGGTGATAAATTATATCATGAACTTTTAGAAACTAAAATGTTCCCACGGCTTGGCATTACAACTGAGTCAGCAGGAATGGGGTTTATGTTTTTAAAACAACACCCGGAATGTAAGTTTTTCATGATACCGTATCATCCAAAATCAAGCCCTGAAATGAAAGATTTTGCATTAGAATTAAAGAGGCAGGATAAATATGTATTTGCAATAAAGCCATTTAATGATGGTCTTTCTTTTATGGCGAAGCCTTGTCATGTTGCAAGTGTAATTACCAACACCTTCCACATGATTATCAATGAAATAAATCCGGATGTAATATGTTTTGGCACAAAGAACATTGCTCACTGCGAGGAAACTATTAAGTTGTTTAACGATATAACAGGACGGATGGGAAACAATGGCTGTTAATTTAAATAAAGAGATATCAAAGATTGCTGCATATTTAGGAGATCAATCGCAGAAACAAATGGGTATTCCTGGAAATCCTCTTTGGACACGAGATTTTTTATTAGAAGTTGCGAAGGGGAATATACCGGGACATTCTGTGGTGCATAAGTTTGGACGTAACCCTAATATACCGAATGCAGTTGGTACATTTGAAACCATATGGAATGGTGGTGGGGTTTATACAGGGCATAATGCGGTAGCGGCAGAAATATTAGAAGTCTTTAGTAGCAGTGGGAATGATATCGGGACATTAGTATCAAGCGGCACGGCAACGGGTGGAAGCACTACAACCATGGAAGATACAGGAGCCACTTTTTCAAGTGATGGAGTGGCGGCTGGCGATGTTTTAATAAATGACACTCAGTCCGATCATGGGATAATAGTATCTGTCACTGAAACAATAATCACGGTGTGGAGATTTGAAGGAAGCACTGCTATTGCAGTAAATGATGCTTATAGGGTCGCCACTAAAGCCTCTACGGGAACGCCAGTTATCAAATTGAGGCATCTTCTTAATTCTTCCTATGTAGATGTAGGGGGTGAATACATAATAACTAATGGGGTAACAGGGGTTGATACTGTTGGTGCTTATTTGAGAATGTCTAGAGCGAGATGTCATGGTGGGGACAATGTTGGAGAGATTACATGTCGGCAGAAAACAACCACGGCAAATATCATGATGGCATTGCCTATCGGTTATAACTCCACAATGATTTGCGCAGATACAATTCCTGCAGGAAAAACAGGGCATTTTATTACATGGTTCGGTTCTCTGTCTGGCAAGGTAAACGCAAATTGCAGCTTAAGATTAAAAGTCAGGCCAGTTGGGGATGTTTTTCAGGTACAGGAGGAGGCATCCGTTATGTCTTCAGGTAATAGCGCCTTGCCAAGAGTGTATCCAATTCCAAAGGGAGGTTTCAAAGAAATGAATGATATAACAATAGAGGCTGATTCAGATACGAACAGCACTGGAATTGCTGCAGGATGGGCAATGTTGTATGTAGACAATTGAAAAGGAGAACAATGAAAAAGATAATGCTAGTGCTTGTAAAAGACATGGGCGATGTAATCCTTAATAATCCACTCGCACGTAATATTAAAGAACATCATGGAGAAGATACAGAAATCACGTTATTTACAAACACGTGCTACTTGGAACTCGTTGGATATAATCCTGATTTCCATAAAATAGAAGTATGCGAGAATTGGTTGACTCAATGGGATCTGATATTACAACATGCGATCAAAGGCGGTTATGACAAGGTTATGATTCCTCAGCAGATCAAGTGGGAGGATGGTATCTGGCACCAGCTTGATTATTTGAGGCATAATCATTTGCTCAATTATTATCAATTAAGATGCGGATTGCCGGTAAAGAAAACACCTTTGGTCTTTTATCCTAATCCAAAAATAGGACCCGAGATAATCAATTTTAAATATGCGGTAATTCATTGTCAAACTAGAAATTCAGATAAGGATTTCAAAGATTGGTATACGTTGAATCAATTATTGACAGACGCCGGATACACAATCTACCAGGTTGGTGGTGATAAAGATATGCAGATGGTTGATGATGACCATCGATTTAAAGGTAGCTTTACTGAAATATGGCATTTGATGAATAATGCTGATATGTTCATCGGACTTGATTCTGGATTAACTTCTTTGGCTGCAACTACCGGAACACAAGTATTTCAATTATGTGGTTGTACAATACCAAAAACTTCCGGAGGATATGGCGATAATGTTTATCATATCGTGTCTGAGCCGTGCCCAACGTGTCGGCCTATTAGGTGCCATGCTCATTGTAAATCAAAGCCAACATGTATTGAGAGGCTTGATGTTGACCGGGTGTGGCGTTTGATAAAGAGGCAAATGAAGATTGTTGAGTTCCATGGTGATACTTCTCATAATGTAGAAATAGAATTACAAACAGCCTCGGATTTGGAATAACAATAGTAACTAATTAGGGAAATGAGCAAAAAGTTGAATAAGATTTTATTTATAACAAAGCGATTTGTTATCGAACCCCTTGGAATTGGGTACCTATCTGCCGGTTTAAAGCAAAAAGGCTTTGAAGTCGATTTGTTGCAGATCGATAAAGACACTGATTATATTGGATATGTAAAAACTCATACTCCGAATATAATTTGTTATCAGATTTGGACAGGCGGTCAGAAGTGTTTTTATGATATTAACAAATGCCTTAAGCAAAACTACCGTTTTATTTCAATCTTTGGTGGTGCCCATGCCACATTCTGCACGGATGATGTTATGAGCCAACCGCATATTGATTATGTTATTAAGGGCGAAGGTGATTATGCGCTGCCTGAATTGTGTGAACACTTGAGGAATGAGGATGTTTTTTCTATGGGTATAGAATATGTAAGCTGTAATAAGGCAGGATTGGTTAATGCTAAATTACCACCACAAAAGCTAGATGAATTGCCAGATCCAGACAGAGATATTTTATATAAATATGAACACAATAAAAATAATCCTATTAGGTCGATTAGTTCAAGCCGTGGGTGTCCATTTGCGTGTACGTTCTGTTTTAATTCACAATTTAATGAGATATTCGATGGCAAAAGACTGAGGCAACGGGAAATATGGAGAGTCATAAATGAGGCGACAAAGATAAAAGAAGATTATCCGGAAACCAAATTTTTCTTTTTCCAGGATGATGAAATGGGTGCAAGCAAAAAGAATCTTGAAATATTAGCAGACTTTTGGCCTTTCCACGTAGGCGTTCCATTTCACGTACAAATGAGAATAGAATATATTGATTATGATAGAATAAGACTATTACAAAAGGCTGGGTGTAACTCAATAACATTTGCTCTTGAATCCGCAGACGGTAAAGTCAGAAAAGAAATACTTGGCAAAAAGTTTTCACAGGAAAAAGTAGATAAAGCTATAGATATACTCCATGAACTAAAAATGCCTTTTCGCATGGAAAATATGATCGGTATTCCGTTTTGTAATACCATTGAGGACATGTGGAACACTTTTGAGTTCAATAAAAAATCCAAAACCGGGCTCAGTTGGGCATCGCTTTGTCAGCCGTATCCATCAACGGAACTTGGCAATAGATGTATCAAGTCAGGGGTATTTGACGGAGATATATCGACAATACCAGATGCATTTTTTGGCAAGACTGTCTTGCTATTTGATAAGAAAACAGCAAGGAAGCTTGAGAATATGCAGCGTTTATTCACTTTATTGGTTGGATTAAAAGTGCCGAAGTGGATGGCAAGTATCCTGTTGCTACTGCCGTTTGATCGTCTATATGAGCGTGTTGGAAAATTATACAAAGAACATTTATTCAAAAGGTTATATAAATTATGAGTGATTCAAAGCCAAATAAAATGTTGACTGAGAAAGAGGAATCTGGTTTGATAATAAAAATCAGAGAAAATGAAGTAGTAAGTATCTTGTGCACTGGTCTCGAAGAAGAAAACGAATTTCTAGGCAATATAAAAATGGTTGTCAATTCAGAGCTAAAGCGTATAGCGTATTCCGGTGGGCATATTAAAAGAAGGGAATGGCTTGAACTTGATATATCGGCGCAGAAGTTAATGGGACTATTCTGCCGAATTTTACGCAAAGACAACGAACTGACAAAGAAACTCAGAAAGATCATAAAAACCGTTATGGCAGAAAACGACATAAAGGAATCAATAAAGAAATAGAATTTTAATTTAATAATGGAGGTTTATTATGAGGAAGTATAAATAATGGCAGTTACATTGGCCAGTACTGGTTATGTGGGGCTTCGCACTGAAGGGAGTTTCGGTTCAGGAGGGACGGTAGATACGTTCCAGCCTATTATATCTGAGAGTCTTATTCACCAGAAAGACTATTTCTATCCGCAGGTAATACAAAACAGTAGACAGCAGCAGGGAGGCAGGCTGATGAGAGAGCTTGTTACCGGTGGTATCAGCTTTTATGTCACTCCTAACAATACAGAAAAATGGTGGCAAGCCGCGCTCGGCAATGCATCAAGTCCTTATTCTGCAAAAGGCCAGGCAACTATAGGATCAGTGGTTGTCCATGTTGATAGGGGAGTTGGTGACTTATATACCAGCGGCGATAAAATATCCAGCATGGACTTTAGTTCCAATAGTAGCGAAGGATTAGTTTGTAACGTTGCTATTGAGGGCAAGGGTGGAAATGATGCGTCTATTGGCGCACCGTCTTTTAATTCTGGTGATGATCCATACATGCATTCTGAAGCCACATTTGAAATTGGTGGTGCTCAAGATGACGAAATAACAGCCTTTACGCTATCACTAAACAATAACCTGATTACTGATCTATGGACAGGAGCGTCTTTAACAAGGCGAGAAATACCAGCAACGAGTTTGCTTGTTACCGGGACTTTCACCAGGCTCTTTACAGATACAACCGCACGCGCGTTGTTCTTAGCAAATACGCAGACATCGTTTAAAGTCACATTTGCCAGAAACTCAAATACATTTATACTTGAGTGTGCAAAGATAAACATGGAACAGAATGATGCGCCATTGTCTGGATTCAGTGCTATCGTCAATGAAACTATACCGTTTACAGCACAAGTTGATGATAGTGCGAGTGATGATGCAATCAAAATAACAGTGACATAATTAAGTGCTTGGCTTGCAGGGTAGGAACCTGCAGGTCAGGATAAACCCAATAAGGAGATCTTATGAAGCAGATGTTCGATAATAAAGAAACGTATGATTTTGTAGTAGATTGTGGTTTAGGTGAAAAGAATCCGGTTTTCGAATTGTCAAAACTCACTCAATGGGAATTTGACCAGATAGAAGACAACAGTACTATTACGACAACAGACTCAAAAAGTAAAAAGAGTTTTGTTAAGTATCTCGGCGGAAAGGTTAGGTCTTTAAAATTTGACTATGCTCTCAAGGACTGGCGGAATGTTGTTGACAAAGACAACAAGACTATAAAATTTAACAGTGATAATAAGAAGAAACTTGCCAACTGGATAAGGATTAAAATTGTTGAGAAAATAGATGAAGACAATGAATTAAATGAACCCGAATCGGAGGCAAAAGACAAAGAAAAAAAATAATTACGGCAGTCGAATTATTTCTAACCAATACAAATTCTGACGCAGTATGTGAGAAACTTGGTTGGAAAAAGCTTCCTGCCGTATTACAAACATATCTATTTTGCAATCCTTCACTTGATACAAAGCTTAGGTGTCTGCCAAGAGACGGCAGTTATTACGATCAATATTATGTTGACGTGAAATGGTTCAGAGCGATTGAAGCTCAAATTATTTCACATACTAACCGTAAAAACGACAAATAACATGGCAGAGCGTAAAGTTGAAATTACTGTTAAGGCAAAAGTGGCAACTAAGGCCGCCGTAAAAGCGGTTCAAGGACAATTAAAACAACTAGAGATAGTTTCCAAAACAGTCACGGCAGGAATTAACGCTGGATTCTCTAAAGCAAGGCTTGCTGTTGTTGGTTTTGGACAGACCGTCAGGGCTGGCAAGGCATCAATCAATAAGTATAAAATTGAGATAATTGCATTAAGTGCGGCTATTGGATTCTCGATTAGTAAATTCTTAGAGCTTGAAAAGGGTGTTGCAAAGGTTGGAACTCTTATTGATGGAGCGAATAAGAATCTTACTGGCATGACAAAAACATTGCGTCAAGTCGGAATAGCCACAGCACAGGGGACAAAGGATTTAACGGCTGGATTATTCGACATCATATCTGCCACCTTCAAAGGCAAAGAGGCAATGGACTTGCTGAACACTTCTGCTACATTGGCCACTGCTGGACTGACCACAACAGAAGTTTCTACCCGTGCATTAATTACTGCATTCCAAATTTATAGCAATAGAATTAAAGATGCTACCGATGCGTCTGACTTGCTGTTTTCAATCCAAAAACGAGGCAGAGCCACACTTGCAGATGTTGCAAGGAATTTTGGAAAAATAGCGTCAACGGCAAGGTCATTGGATGTAAGTGTGGAAGATTTGGGTGCAACGTTCGCGGCGGCAACTCGGTCTGGTGAAAATATAGAAGAGACTGTGACGGGGCTTAGAACTTTGATGATATCGCTGAGTAAGCCGACTGCTGAAGCAAGCAGAGCGGCGGCAAAATATAATATTACTTTGGGTGCCAGTGCTATCGCAAATGATAACATGATTAAAACCTTGCGAACGCTTCGGAAAGTGAGAACAGATGACATCAATATCATATTTTCAGAGCGTGAAGCACTGAGGGCATTTAATAATCAAATGGCTCAGTTATCGGAATTAACAGAAGATTATGATACTATATTAAATAGAACAGGTTCAACGGCAAAAGCCTTTGCAGAAATATCTAAAACAAATTGGTTCCAAGCACAACAATTTAAAATCAGGGTTGATGACTTACGGATCAGCTTAGGGCTGCTTGCGACTCCTGCTTTAACTGGTGCAATCAAAGGGCTGACTGGCTTTAGCAATGGGCTGATAGATATTAAAGACGAAGTGCCTGTTACGATTGGCTTTATTGAAAGGTTTTTTAGTCTTCTAACTAAATCTCCCAAAAAAGCATTTGATTTTTTTGTAGGCACGGAGGCAGAGACAAAGAGGCTCAAGGAAGTGCAGAGAGCAATTAAAGAAATTGCAACCGGGCAAAAGCCATTTACTCCAGAAGATTTAAAATTAATCCAAGCGACAAGTACAGAATACACTGCATTAATAACAATATTGCCCAAATATGCTGTGATATTAGACGCTGTGGCAAAGGGGGAAGTTGAAGTTGCAAAGGCACGAAGGCTGGCAAATGAGCAAGCAAAGGAATCACTTGATTCCGCATTGAAATTATTAAACATAAGCACTGATGTCGAAATTACAAAAACTGCAGATGCGGCAGTTAAAGCATTTAAGGAAATAGAGAAAAGTGGTACCGTTTCATTGCCGAGACTCGGCAAGGCGTGGGAAAGTGCAAGGAAGCAAATCATACCTGCATTGAAACTGCAAAACAAAGAGGTGCAGGATTTTGTAAATCTGATGGATACTCGGTTCCCTCAAATTACAAAAAAGGCATTATCGCAGACAGAAAAGGCTTTTGTCGCGACATCCGGGAAGATTGAATCAACTCTATCAAATATTCTTTTCGCAAGGCTTACGCGCAAGGGATTGGATTTCAGAAACACGATGGTAGATATCTTCAGGGATATAGGTGATTCGATTGTAAGGATATCCGCAGATGCCGTGGCACGGTCGGTTTTAAATTTTGCTGGAATTAGTAGCGTTGGAGGATTCGGGGGCAATCAAGTTGTTGCTGGAAACAGAATAGTACAAACAACTGCTGGGGGATTGGCAAGTGGTGCGGGTATCGGTGGTATCGGACAGGGCGGTAGATCTCCGGTTAGTGCGAGTAGTGCGGTTTCTGCCGTAGGTGCTGGCAAAAGCTTGTCCTCATCGGTTGGGTTAAAAAGTGCCGCGTCTATTGCATTGGCTGCAGGCCAAGGGACATTAAGCCCGGGTGGGTTGTCTAGCCCGTCAAGCTTGATCAGACTTGGCGGTGCCGGTCTGGGATTGGCGGCAAGAACTGCATTCGGAGGAACGGGAAAGCTTGCGGGCGGATTTGCCAAGGTTTTTGGACGTGCAGGCACAAGGGCTATTGGTGGTGGACTTCGCCTCGCTGGTGGTATTGGTTCTTTTGCGGGCGGATTTGCTCCAGGACTATTGGGGTTTCAAAAGAACCGTGGATCTAGGATCGGGAGTTCAATTGGCGGTATTGGTGGTTCTATTGGGGGGTTCGCCTTGGGTGGGCCTATTGGGGCGGCAGCAGGAGGATTCCTTGGATCTGCTTTAGGCGGCATTGGTGGATCTTTATTCGGAGGAAAAAAAAGCAGACCGGGATTGCCATTTGGAGCGACTTCATTCAGAGGTTTTGGGGCAATTGCGAATCCACTCTCAGCACAGGCCAAAGGGGCCGCCGGTGGAGTTTTGGGACGTGCCGGCGCATTGGGTATCGAAGAAAATTTCCCTCAATTATCCGGAGCTTTATCTGCTATTCAGGCAATACCATCTAGTCCACAGGATTTAGCTAGTAAGATAGGTGCTCTTCAATCCGCGACTGCCGATGCGGAAAAACTACTAGACACAATCGAGACAACATTGACAGGTGCTGTGACTTCTGCGATTGGAGAAGGGTTTAAACAGTCAACTGCTACTGCAGGCTTTGATGTATTTAAAGATGTGTTAAATAACTCAATATTTGATAGTATAATACAGGCGGTAACAGCCAGCTTGGGCAATACGACTGTTTTAAAATCAATCATGGCGAAGACCGTGGCTCCGATAACAGAGTTTTTGAGTAAGCAAGGTGATGTTTTTGATGCCGCAGGCTTTAAATCTTTGACAAAAGAGATTGCCGTCTCACCAGATTTCGCCAAGGCCTCGGACTTATTTACCAGTGTTTTTGAGGGATTGGATACTTTATCCAAAGGCTTTTCTCCGGATTCTCAAATGTCTGCGGCGCAGGCAATTAGAATACCTAAGCTCGCGCAAGGCGGCGAAATTACAAGATCAGGATTAGCATTTGTTGATAAGGGTGAAAGGTTCAGCGGTGTTAATTTGTCAAGACTTGATTTTCAAGGTGATAGAAGTTCCGGGATTACACTGAATTTAAATGGAGCTATTAATTTGTCCAGTGATCAAAACATTAAGGTCGTGGGCCAGAAATTAGGCAATGAAATAAACTTGACACTAAATAAACCAATACAATTTAGCAGTTTAAAATGACAGAAATAATACAAACCATATCTGGCGCTACAGAGGAAAGTACTGTGAAATCAGGGCTTACTACTCCGCTACCTGCTGAGTCTGCCTTTGGCTATGCCTTTGTTGGTATCGATAGTGGGGTTGAACGTTCTATTGAAGGCACGAACTGGACTTCTGAGTCAGGTATAACGGGAACAGTAACAGCTCTTAAATTACACACAGATGGCTTTCTGTACGCTGGAACTGATGGTGGTAGGTTATATCGCAAGAATACGTTTGATGGGGCGTGGGCTCAAGTAGGAAGCGCACAATCCACCAGATTCCACCAGATAGCTAGTAAAAGCGGCGATGATATCTTTATTGCTGCAGAAGATGGTGACATTTACACTTCTGATGGGAGTACTTTAACGTCAGACCATACTACGGGTGAAACTTCTGTCAAAGGCATTGCTGCATGGGATGGAAAAATATATGCTTCGACAACGGGGGCTAAGATCTTTGCAAAGGACGATTCATGGTGGCAACAATCAATTTTATCAGGAGACAGCATAGGTTATATCTGGAGGTTGTTAGAGGCACATGGCAAGCTTACAGGCATTGCAGATAATGGGTTTCATTACAAGCACGATGGATTGAAATGGGAAAAAAATAAAATAAGCGATGGTATTATGCAGGCTCATACCGTGTATCTTGATACAGAAGTCGCTACAAATATCAGTGGTGATATGTTTTTTCTTGAAAACAGACGATGGAATAAAAAACATACATTCTCGCCAATTGTAGGGCTCGGAACCCATAAAGGACGATTAATCACAGTTGTTTCCGGGGATGACTTAATTAAAAGCGTGAACTTTGTACGATTAATTGAAGACGGCGACACGTGGGTAGAAGGCTCTCCAAATAAAATAGGAATTCTGGATAACTTGAAAAGGGATGGCGCCATAAGCGAAGAGCGTAATTATAAAGCCGTTAGCCAGACAACAATATCATCCACTGTGACAAAGGGGTCTTTTGATGGCATCGACACCAGGATCCAATTTATACAACAGGCCACAGAACGCAAAGAATTCAAAATATGGTTCGGTGAAGATAGATTTATGTTTAGTCGAAAAAACAATCTATCACGAACCCCACTCAGCCCTGGAGTAATACAGTCATATAATCTAAATATTATCCATGATGATCCATACAAATATTCTAATCAATATAAATTTAAACACCTTGAATTGGCGTGGACTGATGAAGCTGTAGGAATATCTCAAACCAGTGGTGATACAGATGTTGAGTTTGGCACGACGACAAAGAACGCTTTGAAGCAAAGGTTTATCGCAACAAACAGTACAATTAGTAAGATAATTATTAAATCTGGAGCGAATACCGGAGTTCCTTCCGGAGATGTCGTTTGTACTATCAGGGATATAAACAATAATGTCAAAGATACCGTTACTGTGGGAAGTGGCGATTGGACTGTTTCGTCAGAGATCGATCTAAACTTCCAGTTCGCCCCAATACAAATTGGACTTGAATATGGCCTTATGTTTAGTGGAGACCAGGCATTTGATGATAGCAATTACCGGTCAATCAGGGCTGCTACGCTATCAAATGAATATCAGGGTGGTCAATATGAACATACTTCTGGCGATACAGTAACCAAGAACATCAGCGGGGATGTATATTTCAAAGTAAATCACTGTACAAAATCAATCATTCTCAATAATGCGGGTAATGCATTTGCAAGGCCTCGTATATTTATGATTGCTGATTCCGGGGATTTAATTGATACGAGAATTATTAATACTGAACCAGAGGGAAGAACCTCATTCTTTAGATTCTCCAAGAATTTAGTACAGACCGGAACAATATTGTTTGATTCCATGACAAGGCAAATTTCTGGCGCTGGTAGGGATTATGCGAACTTTATCACTGGTGATTTTATAGAGATGCCCAAAGGTGATAATGTCTTTGAGGTACAAAGTGCTCCAGGACGATATCAATTTGAATACAGAGACACATATCTATAATGTCGAAATATAAAACCGTAAAATATGGGCAGGCAAAATATGGTGGCGAGAAACGGCCTTTTAATATAAGGGTAATTCTACGCGATAAGAACAACAGCAGTACCATACTCGTGGATCCAAAGGCCGTATTTCATGAATTGGCGGATCCATATAAATACAAACAGCGCAAATATGGTCAAGCCACATATTCTGGAAAGAACCGTCAGCCTGTATTGCTTGATGTAAGTTGGGAGTATAATAGAATCGGAGGTTGTGGCAGTGCCAGTATGTCTCTTGCCCTACCTTATCAGTCGGTTGATGTAATAGAAGAAGGGACAGAGATTCAGATAGACGTGATTCGGAATAGTGGCGAATTGTATGAAACTTGGTATCGTGGAGAGGTGGCCAATAGATCACAAAAGCTAGGTCTGGCAAGTACAGTTTCATTGCAGGTTCAGGGGTTTGTAATGCAGCTTGAAAGGGTAAGGCTTGACAATATAACATTCACAGACTCTAATACAGACTCGATAGTTGCGTTTATCATCGATAATTATGTAGCACCTGATACGCAAATAAAAAGAACACCGTCAAAGGGGCTAGTCAGGGCTGAGGGGTTTGTCGTTGATTCCATAACTTTTAATGGATCTGCAATGTCTGCGATTCGGTCATTGTCGGAAATATCCGGAAACGCCGAGTGGGGCGTAAATAATGAAAAGGAAATATTCTTTGTTGTACGGTCTAATGATGTAAAAAATGCTTTTGTTGCAGACGAACTCCATGCTTTAAATGAAGTGAGTGATTTTAGCGGTATAATAAATGAGTATAAGTTATTCGGCGCAGGATCATATGTCCGAACAAAAACAGATCTGGCGAGTCAAGATAGTTTCGGCAAACGAAATGCGATATTGCAACAAAGCGCAATCTCTACGGATGATACGGCTGATCAATATATAGATGGATATTTAACCGATTCTAAGGAGCCGCTAACGACTGTAAATGCAATTATATCTAATGTTAGAAAACAAGTAGAAACTCTTCCTCCGCAGGGGGCTATTTTGTTTGCATTGCTAGGTTCGTCGCCTTTTGTAACTTCTAAATATCAGATGGAAAGAATAAATTATGCACTGTCAAATGGAGATGGTTTGACGGTAAATATAGTTGGCGGTAAGATCAGAGAGGATATATCTGAAACAATTGGATACTTAAATAATAGACTAAATCAAATTGTAGATACTTAAGGAGTGAGAGATGGCATCACAATACCCTACTGGCAAAAAAGACTTTAAGCCTCCTGTTGACCATGAGGATGACATAGAGGCGGCAGATATAATTACATTGCAAGAAGAGAACAGGGCAATACAAGATTTCCTTGGAACGGTTTCGAAGGTTCAGAATATTGGCCTGGCAAAAATGCTGTTAAATTTCAGGCAGGCAGTAGCAATTAACGTAACCGCTGGTGATACGGTGCAAATTCCAGCGCAGGAAATGATGATTGACCAGCGCGCGGTAAGGAATACTGCGGATATATCACTTGATTTAAATGGAAATATTGACGGCAGTGGAAGCTCTGCGGTTTCTACAACGTATTATGTGTATGCCGTTGATGACAATGTGCCTGGTGGAACATTTAGCATGTCATTCCGGACGTCAAATGCTGATAATTTTACCGGAGAGAGAATGTTGGGCTCTGTGCTGACTGCAACGACCGGAAGCCCACCAGATATTGACAGTATAACCGATGACGATATTGCCACGTCAACAAATCAAAAATTATGTCAAGCATGGGGATCTTTTAATGGTACAGGGACTCCAGTATATTACGATAGATTTAATATGACCTCGGTTATTACAGATAATGGCGTTGGAGATTATACATTAAATATTGATACGGACATGGCGAATGCAAATTATGTTATTGTGGGAATGGGAGGAGGATCTGCACAAATATTATCACGCCACAGTTCTGCCACTGTGCTTAAGGGAAGTTTCAGGATTGTACTTCGTGATTTCAGTGGAAGTGCTGTTGATGCCGACAGAATCGGCTTTGCTGTTTTTGGTGACGTTTCATAAAGGAGGAAACAATGAGTATATGCAGGGTGTGGTTTAGATTAGATGGGAAAATATCAGTAAGTTATCCAGATACAAATCCACAGAATAAGCCAAGTGACATGGCATACCGTACATGGATAACGCAACAACTTGATAGCGTTGCCGAGAAGTCTTTAGAGTTTTCTGGATTAGAATATACTGATATGGACACGTCTGAGTTACTTCAAGTCAGAGCGGATAGAAATAGATGGAGGGGTGACAAGGGAACCGGCATTAATATTGACAAAAAGGTGGTATTGAGACAGGATTTGTGTAGTGCCTTAGACAAGGAGCTTGGCAAGCCGGAGCCTGATACAATTAACGTGCTGAGGATTCAGCGTAAACTTAACAAACAAGAGCATGATTAGAAAGGAGTGAGTATGGATTTAGCAACGATTATAGAAATCGGAGTGGCACTGGGCGGCCTCGCCTCTTGTGCGTATGCGTATATTAGAAATATGGCAGGAAAAACGAAGGCAGAGCGCGTAGACTTATTGGCAAAGCTGGCGTTTGCGTCTGTCCGGGAAGCAAAAGACGTTGTGACTGGAGAAAAAAAAGGTGTAGAAAAGTACATACATGCTATTAATTCTATGAAAAAGGTGGTTAAGGCTACAGAGGCGGAATATGAAAGCAATGTCCGGATGGCGTATCAGGTAATGAAAACAAACGGTGGGTAATAAGGCTGGGACTGGCAATGGGTTAATGCCAGCCCCTGTGGAAAGAATGGAAAAAAGTAAACCTATAATATCAAGTTCGCGAAATTAGTCAATTCTTTTTTAGGATATCCTTAAAATCTTCAAACCATACTATATATAGTATGCAATCTCTCTCTATGTCCTACTCTTAATAAATATAGTTTAATTATTTATATATTTTTATTTGACATAGCATAATGATTATGTTAAAGTATGTTCATGATTAAGAAAGATTATAACCTTTTGAGTGGAGACGAGAAAATGTATCATTTGCAATATAAAGTCAATACGGCCAGTACCTCACTGGCTTGCCCTAATATCCTATCTGAGGGTTACCTAGGGGAGGTAACACATGGCAACTAATACCAAGCCTAACAAGAAACCTGCCAAAAGAGCTAATTCAAAAAAGAACTTT